CTTATATGGGAACAATTAAGGAAAAAAATGGCGGAGGATTTATTATTAATGTTCAAGGTATTAACGGATTTTTACCAGGGTCATTGGCAGCAACAAACATTGTTAGGGACTTTGATTCAATGATAGGTAAAGAAATTCCTGTAATGGTTGAAGATTATCTTAGAGACAGCGATACATTTGTTTTTTCGTATAAGAAATATGTAAACAGGGTTCTTCCTTCTAAAATAGAAGAACTTGATACTGAGAAAAAATACACAGGTGCAGTTACCGGTATTGCTAAGTATGGTATATTTGTTGAGTTTGATGAAATCTTTACAGGTTTAATACATAGAAGCAAAATGACGCCGGAAATGGAAGAAAAGTTTTCTAAGAGGCTGTATAACTCAGGTGAAGTGATTTCTTTTTGGATAAAAGAAATTACCGCAGATAAAAAGATTATCTTAACTGATGAAGATCCTACAATTAAACGTATGGAACTTGAGGATTTTAAGAAAAAGTTTTTAGGTTCTATAAAAGGAGGTGAGGTTGTTGCAGTTCAACCCTTTGGAACATTAATTAAATTGCAAAAGGATATTGTTGGTTTGATTTCGCAAAAGGAAATTAAAACAAAAAAGAAATCCTTTAACATTGGTGATACGGTTATGGTTTCCATAGATCGTGTTCATCAGGATAAAATTTTCTTGTCTTTGCCAAATGAAGGTTAAAAAGAATTATACTAAGACTGAGATATTAGACAGCATAAGATGTGGTTTCGAATTTGAATTTTATTCAAATACTGCTGATGTTATAAAAACCGCTCGTGAGATTTCTAAAAGAATTAAAAAACGTGTGGTTGTTCCAATGTCTTTAAGTGCATTAGGTCAAGAAAAACCTTTAGTCCATTCGCCTGTTAAACCCACAGCTGACATATTCAAATTAGAACCTGATTATTCAGGTGGAAAGAAAATGTGTGAGTTGATAACAGGGCCAATGAAATATGCTGAAGCAAGAAACATATTAATTAAAGTATTTGAATGGATTCAATCAAATGGTTATACCAATGAGAGATGTTCAATACATGTAAACATAAGCTTGGATTCAAATGTAATACCTACGCGCTTTACAATTGATAAGATGAACATTCCAAAATTCATTTTATCTTTTGATGAAGATAAGATTTTTGAAAAGTTTCCTTCTCGTAAGGATAGTGTTTATGCTAGAAGTATAAAATCTATAAGACCAAACAAAGTTTTATTTTATGATCCTAGTTTGGAAGAATTTAGCAGAGCAACATTAACTCTTCCTGCTGATGAAAAGTATTATGGTGTAAACTTTTTAAAGGCTGAAAAAGGTTATTTGGAATATCGTTATCTAGGTGGAGCTGATTATGAAAAGAAAAGCAAAATCATATTGGATCTTATTGATTACTTTGCTCTTCATTTACATGATGTTCTAAATTTTGAATACTTTACTGATAACGAAAAGGATAAATTTAGAAAGATGATGGATCTTGCTAGAAAATCTTATGAAGGATTTGTAAAGTATGAAAGTTTTGCTAAAAAATATCCAAAGATTGCTGTAACTGTTGATTTAAACGATGACCCGCAAGTTCTTACTTCTATGTGGGGTAACATTCGTGAAAAGCTATATGATGTAATTATTACAGGAGGTATGAATAAAGGACAGTTTAATTACGACACTGAAATTGCTAAGTTTCAACTTAAAGATACTGAATTAAAAAATTGTCGTTTAAGTGAAATGGAATTCATTAACTGCAAACTTGAAGGTGTACTTGATAGATCTTGGTTTTGGGGTTGCGAATTAAAGCATGTTAGAATAACTGATTCGTTTGTGATGAAGGATAATAAAATCGAATCATCTAAAGTATCAGAATGCGAATTACATACTGGAAATGTTTTAAATGATTGTTATATTGAAAACAAAAAACTTATCATAAACTGCGAAGTAAATGACGGAGTTATTCGTAATGGCGAAATCGGTAAGTTAGCAAAGATATCAAAAGATACGCTAATTGTTGAAGCACCTCCTGCGGAAACAGGAAATGGTGGAGGTATTGTTTTTTATGATCCAAAACAAGACGAAAAAAATAAAAAAAACGTCTGATAAAAAATAACATTATAATAAAGTGGCAAAAGCAAGAAAAGTTAAACAGGGAATGCCTCGTAATTCGGGGAATCTAAAGAAGACTTTAAAAAGAATTCAGAAGAATCACGATATTCTGCAAAAATATAAATTAGAACATGATGCACATTAAAAGTTTTTTAATGTAGCAAAAAGAGAGATATCCTGAAATAGAATAAGTTTAATATGACAAAAGGTGAATTAATGCAAATGGTTAATGACGAGATCACTAGTAGTGGTGCTCTTCCTTACTCACTTCCTGAAAGGGAACTTGAGCGTATTATTAAGCAGGCTATGAATTGGTTTTACATTAATTACCAATATGCTGTAGAAACACAATATTACGTAATTGAAAGAAAATGGTTTCAAGATCCTGAGTTTAAGAAGACACGTAGTGTTGTATTGCCTGATTGTGTTGTCAGTGTTTATGAGTGTAAAGAGATATCTGGTGGCGGCCGTCTTGGAACCATTGACCGTGACTTTAGTGACAACCGTTTACTTGCTGCGGAAATTTATCTTGCGCCATTTGCTTCTGATGATCTTGTTCTTCGTACTGCACAGTATTCATATTGGGACCTTACTAAAGCATTTATCTTAGAACGTGTAAGCTATGATTTTAATCACAACACACATCGATTAAAGATCATAGGAAGAAATCCTAAAAAGAATCTTTTTCTTGAGACATACGTGCAAATAGAAGAAAGCAGATTATATGATGATTGGAATTTTCAAAGATACGTAACAGCCACTGCAAAAGTTTCGTTGGCAAACATTTTAGGATTTTTCCAATTTAATTTACCAGGCGGTATTGCTGTCTCAGGTGATAAACTTGAAGCGGCAGGAAAAGAAGAAATTGAAGCAATTAAACAAAGGATAGATGATGAAAATGCACCAGACTGGCTGATGATATATCATTCTCTTGCTCCTTGGATAGTAAGCACAGGCATTCTAGGCTCATTATTTATGTAAGTCTGGTGTATTATATATATGTAATATCTGAAAATAAAGTGATTGAGGTAAAAAGCGAATACACGTTGTCTAGAGATTTTTGGATAAATAATAAAAGAGATGCAACAGTTCGTTCTGGCTTTACTTACGAATTAAAAGTCTATTAAGATTATGCTAAAGGAAATTTACTGTAGAAATCAAAATGATCCTAATTTCAATGCTAATCAGTTAGAAACTTCAAGTGCATTGGAAGCATTATTGACTAAGATTAGGATGATACTTTTTACTCGTAAAGGCGAAGTATTAGGTTATCCTGATTTAGGTATGAGTCTTGATACACTTTTGTTTGAGCTAACGTTTAATTCATTTCAAGTTCAGCAGCAATTTTATAACCAAGTTAATCTTTATGTTCCAGATGCAAAAAACTTTAATATCAAGATTGAGGTAAACTTTACACCCGGAACTGTAAGAGATATTTGTTATGTAGATATATACATAGATGGCACTAAATACTTAGGTGTTGTAGCAAAATAATACATCATAATGGCATTAGATATCTTTAACAGAAACAGAATTTCTTTTGAACAGCTATATGAAGATGCAAAAAGTTACTTAACAAGTACATTTTTGCAAGCGGGTGAGGTGTTTTCACCAGCAGGAGCTTATGGGCAATTACTTTCTGTAATGATTAATTTAGGAAAACTAATCTTTTATTATGTAGAAGATAGCATAACCGAATTAAACATTTTTACAGCAACACGCGATGTTTCGATTAGAAGTTTGGCTAGAATTGCCGGACATAACCCAACCAGAGCAATATCCGCAACAGGCACAATCAAACTAACATATAACGGAAATCCTTTAGATATGTACGGGGATACTTTAATTATCCCAAACTTTACGCGATTAATTGATAACGGCAGCGGGTTAACATATACGATTACCACTGATAGCGAAGAAGTTCGTATGAAAGTATCAGGTAAAAGTACACTAGAAGTAAAGGTGACCCAAGGCGTCATAGAAACACAAACACTAACAGGCACAGGTGCGCCTCTACAGGCATACCCTATTAACGTCAAAAAAGGTTCTCAAGTAGATAACTTTTTTGTTAGAGTTTATGTAAATAATGACTTATGGAAAACATATGATTCAATATATGATATGCCATATGACTATACAGGAGTTGTTGTGAAAACAGGTATAAGTGGAGGGATAGATTTATATTTCGGCAATACATACTTTGGAAAAGAACCTTCACTTGGTTCAACAATTAGAGTTGAATATATGTCAACCGCTGGATCTGGCGGAAACATCATAGAAGGTGAAATCCCAGACTTTAAATTTTCAGACGATGTATTTGACACTATCGGTAATGTTATAAAGATTGATGAAGCCATTGATGTAAGTATAGAAAAACCTATTATTTTTGGCTCAGACCAAGAACCTATATTTTTAACAAGGGTGCTTGCTCCAAAAACTAGTCGTGCATATGTTTTAGGAAATGCTGATTCTTACGTATATTATTTAGAAAAGTTTAATATCTTTTCAGTGATTGACGCTTTTTCTACATTTGATGATAATGATATATCAGATGATAATATTGTTTATCTTTTTTTAATACCTGATGTAAATAAAAGAAAACCTGCAAGCGATGATTACTTTACGGCCCCTTTATATCTTTTTACCCTAACTGATAACGAAAAGGAAAAAGTTTATGATTTAATTGAGGAAAGCGGTCAAAAAATTACAGGTTCTGAGGTAAAGATAGTTGATCCTATTATTAAAAAGTATGTAGTAAACATTAATATAACTGCGTATGAAGGATACAGCAAAGATACTATCAGGCAAGATATTATTTCAAAATGCAGCGAATACTTTTTAGCAAACCGCCGTCGTGACCGTATACCTAAATCTGACCTTATTAGAATAATTGAAGATGTTGCTGGTGTTGACTCTGTTAACTTGTGGTTTA